CCGGAACTTCTTGATAGTGTTCCAGGTATAGGCCTTGCCCTCGCCATCACACAACGCCTTGATGACCACGGTCGCGAAGACCACGGCTTCAATCGGGAATGTGAGAGCGGAACCCATCGACGCGTACTTCTGCAGAGGGATCACCCCTACTTCAGGTACGTCGGCACGCAGGGAGCGAACCACCTGGAAAGCCTCATTCACATGAGGCCAGTTCTCCAGGAGCTCTTCTACGAGCCAGTTGGGCACACGGTCGGAAGCTTCGCTCAGATCGAGCGTTGCCAACGATCCATCTACCGAACCCATTTGAGCTAGGACCTGGTTAGGCCACTGCTCACTGAACCCCACGAAGGGGCGTGATTTCTCACAAGATTCAAGTAGATCAACGAACGGTCGGAAGAGCATCTGCTGATTGTACATCATGCAGGTTGGCTCTTGTGCGATCAATCGCGGTGCGCTTGCTGTCTTCGGAACGAGTGCGACCTTCACAGGCCGTTCGTCCTCGGGCGATCGCCAGAGTACTCGATCCAGCGCATACGCATGACGCCAGTTCGGAAGGGCGTAGTCCCCGTAGGGGAACATCGTTTCCAACCGATCAGTCCATTCGAATTGCATGAACTTCTGGTTGCCGTTAAGGCGGTCAGCGGTTTTGCCGGGACCATGGGCTGGGACTAGGTCACCATCATAGATGATCTTGTCCAGACGCGTTAATGCGTCACCAAACACGGTCAGGAACACCTTCTTTAGAGGGAGAATATCCCTGTTGAAGAAGTCGGGGCGGCTAGTAATCCGCTCCAAGTGATCCTTGATCTGACGATCTGTTTCCACGTACTGATCCACCGCCGCTTTATTACGAGCGGGCGTGCACTTCTGCTGGACCTTACCGAACATCAGCGTAAGCTGACGAATGGCGTGGATGGCGTCGACCTGTCGGTCGAAGTCTCCACGGTCCTGTGGACCTGCCTCGGAATCCCCTTCGGGAACCGAGTGGTGGATGAGCAGACCAGTCTGCGGATCAAACACTACGCGCAAGAAGCCCCCCAAGAATTCGGGAAGCGGGCGCGTCTCCAGCTCGTCACTGAAACTCTCTGTGACGGGGTTCCACCCACGTGGGGTAGTCGCCAGAGCTTGAACCTGGTCCATAAAATCTGGATCCTGGCACGTAACTCCTCTGAGGGCGAGCGTATCGACAGAGTGTTGGCGGTGCATGGACAGGGTCACTGACGTGAAGAAATCGTCAGTCCTGATCCACTTCCGCTTCCACCCGACGAATAGCCCTTCGACCACGCCGAGGTGCGCAAGCGCACGCTCGAAATCCTTACCAAATTTCGGTAGGGTGATGTCGAAGAAGGCGTCGCCTTCGTGTTTCATCCGGCCAATGACGGTATTAACGTCACCGGTGGTTCCAACTGCGCATCTGGCCCCCAGTTCATCGAGGGCCACTTGCCAGAGCTCGAAACGGTTCTTCATCCTACTCCTCCTTTGAGGTAGTGGATCCGCAGAGTTTCTGCAGAGCCTTGTCCCGATAAGCGCCTTGTGGGTCAACGGTTACCCGTACCCACTCATGCACTACACGGGCGAAACAACGCGCAGCCGCCGGAAGGCGGCCGCGCGCAGTCCTAGGACTCGCCGCCAACAACCTTGTCCAGGTTGCCGGCAACGGCCAGATAGTCCACGAGCGCCTTGAGGTTGTTCTTGACCTCAGTGTTATCGAAGCCCACCTTAGGGTGGTCAACGACGACGTAGCAGCTCATGGTGTACTGCTTGCTCACTCCATCCTGGAGCGGATCGGCAGCTGTCTTAGCGAAGTCCAAACGAACGTTCCGTCGGTTGCGCGACTTTAGGTCGTGCGCGATCGTGAGAACCTTGTCACCGATTGAGGTGGCAAAGACTCCCTTACGATCACCGAAGGAAACACGCGGCAGCGATGAAGCTACCGCGTTAACGGTCACGGACTGAGGCTCTGCGAACATATCGCGGGAGCTCCTTACTTCGTCTCACGACGATGTTGAGGTGATCGACGAGCCAGGATTGACCCATCAACTGACGTCAGGGGACTAACACCCCCTGCGGCTGGGTTGCTACTTGCGGAGTGAAACCCCGAGAGCAGCTACGATGGCCTGCTGGCGCCCCGTAAGAGGCATTCCAGTGGGACCAAAGCCGAACGGATTCGCTGGCATACGATTTAGTGTCCGAAAGGAGCACTGCATCGTACCTGTATAACTACTCCAAACGTTCCTATCGCCATCGCGGCGAATCGGATAGTTCCAGGTACAAGTCCAGATTGTCTCCGTCACGGTGGTAAGATAACCGTAGCGAAGGACTAGACCGTCCTGAGCAAAACTTGTGATGTTTTTCAAGACATCACCAGCGTTGCCGAAATAGTCTGCAAGCCAGCTGAACGGGACTGCGTTCCAAGCGGTGTCAATACCGGGTCGGATGCCATAAACAGCATCCAGTTCGGCAATCTTCCGACGCCATGTACCCTTCGGGGGAAGATGGTACGTGAAGGCGCCTGAGAACTTTTGGGTTCTCATTGTCTTGGACTTCAGCCACATTGTGCCCATCCCTACCTCGTAAGCTGTCGGAGTACCCCCACCCAGAAAAGTGGGAAACGTACCCTGATAGCCCTCCGATTCCGCGACCTGTACGGCCGGGAGCTCCAAGGAGCGGCGGATGGACTTGCCCGAATCACGCTCGAGTTGAGCGATGATCTTCTCACTCTCCTGCGCAGCATCACGCAAAGAAAGGATATCTGATGCGGTAGGGGCGACTCCGAAC